GCCATAAAGGTCAGCGCGTCAGAGATCACCACGTCTTTCGCGGTGCGCACCTGGCGCAGCTTCATGCCTTTTTCATATTTACCGGATACCACGCGCATAAACGCCACGCGGTCGCGGTGTTTCGGGTCCATGTTGGCCTGAATTTTAAATACGAAGCCGGTAAATTTGTCTTCGCTCGCTTGTACGGTACGGGTATCAGTCTGACGCGGCATCGGCGCAGGTGCCCACTCCACCAGGCCATCCAACATATGATCGACGCCGAAGTTACCCAGCGCAGTACCGAAGAATACCGGAGTGATTTCGCCCGCAAGGAACAGCTCTTTGTCGAACTCGTTAGACGCGCCTTTAACCAGTTCCAGTTCGTCACGCAGCTGCTGTGCCAGATCTTCACCAACCGCAGCATCGAGATCCGGGTTATTCAGCCCTTTAACAATGCGGACTTCCTGAATGGTGTGCCCTTTACCGCTCTGATAGAGATAGGTTTCATCTTTATAAAGGTGGTAAACGCCTTTAAACAGCTTGCCGCAGCCAATTGGCCAGGTGATCGGTGCGCAGCCAATTTTCAGCTCGTTCTCAACTTCATCGAGCAATTCCATCGGGTCGCGGATATCACGGTCAAGTTTGTTCATAAAGGTGAGGATCGGCGTGTCGCGCAGACGGGTAACTTCCATCAGCTTACGGGTACGATCTTCAACACCTTTTGCGGCGTCGATAACCATCAGGCAGCAGTCCACCGCCGTCAGGGTACGATAGGTATCTTCCGAGAAGTCTTCATGCCCCGGGGTGTCGAGCAGGTTAACCAGGCAATCGTGATACGGAAACTGCATCACAGACGTAGTAATGGAGATCCCACGCTGCTTTTCCATCTCCATCCAGTCCGACTTAGCGTGCTGGTTGGAACCACGGCCTTTTACTGTACCGGCGGTCTGAATGGCCTGTCCGAACAGCAGCACCTTCTCGGTGATGGTAGTCTTACCGGCGTCCGGGTGAGAAATAATGGCAAAGGTTCTTCTTTTCGCTACCTCTGCGGCCAAAAGGCTTGTCATAATTGCTGTCTCTTTGATTATGTACAATCATATGTACAAAGAAAAATTCATGCCGCTGATTGTACATTTTGGAGGTATCAGAGCATAGCAGAACATGATCAGTAGGTGTATTTGTAGCCAAAGAACATTTGTACATGCAGCAATCTTTGTTCTATTGACACTGTTGATTGGGCGGTGTACAACACAAACAAAAACAGGATGTTAGAGGTCTCAGCAGGACACCGACCAGACGGTGAAGTGACAAAAAGATACGCAAGGGAGCCGCGGCTCCCTACTGAAATATTATGACTTTAAGTGAATTTTTACTTCTTATTGCTATACTAGTTGACATAAAATTATACCGCCTTTCAATATAATCGCTCAAAGCAGTTGAAAATTTGTTCTTTAAGCCCCATATTCATTAAACACCAAATACTGTGGATAAAAATTTTCCAATAAGCTAGGATTTGTCCCAATTTATGGGTACCAGCTGGAAACGAACAAACAATGAACTCAAACGTTGCTAGTATTTATAGTGCTGCTAATGTTAACAGTAATGATTTAGCTTTAGAGTTGTACTGGAAAATCCAAGAAGTCTCTGCATGGTTTGTGAAACATGTAAACGCAAAATCGGTTGAGCAACTACGCGACTTTAACCCGTCATTCGCTGAAATTGCCGATCTTTCTGACGCCACTGCAGATATCATTACGAAGTTGCTTCAAGTCGGTGTTTGGGACGATGAAAGAGTTATGGCAAATGCCCGCCAAGCAGTGCTTTTAATGCGCCAAGTCGCAGAAGCGATCGAGCGTGGCGATAACGACAGTATTCAAGACGGAGCCAACCGCTTATCAGCAATGGCATTCGTTTAACTTAGTCAACTTAAAAAGTGAGTTTTACCTAGCTAGGTAAGTCAGGAGCCAATATGATGAATAAAATTGAAGCACGCCGCATTGCGCTGTTGCGAGAAGCCATCAAAAACGTTGATAAAATCAAAGAAATTCAAACGTTTATCGATCAAGAGCTAAAGGCTATGAATCGAAAAGCTGCATAAAGTAAAAAAACCCGGCAAAGCCGGGTTTTTTATTACCATCCTTTTACACTTTCGGCAGAACAGTTGACCACCATTCTGAAAGAACGTATTTCCCTTAGGGCGAGGATTAATGAGTTCCGCGCTTTTAGCATCTCCGGATACCTCACGTACGCCTTAACCCTCTGCCGCAGAGTCCGTATTCTGAGAGGCTCGCCAACGGTAAGCAAAGGCAAAAAGCGTCAGATCCAGCTCGAAGGTCTCGTGCATTCCATCCACGGACACGGAGGTACCCAGTAATCCCTTCCGAACCAGGGACTCCACACCAGTTTGCGGATCATCAAGCCGGTTCATTTGTCCCCATGTCATCACAGCACCGCCGAATGCTACAAAGTGCTGTACCACGTTTTTTTCACTGTCCGTAAGTGAATCATAAAGTGCGGCCAACTGCTGCCTTGAAGCAGCTTTTCCTTTCTGGGCAAGAAGACGCTGATGCCATCCTCCGGCAATGATCTTGACGATCGGGAATGGAATAATAAATGCGAACAGCGTCAGGACATAGTCGTGAAGGATCAGATAACAGCTCATTCCGGCAAGTCCCGCGACAAATATGGCGACATTAATGCCGAAATCCTTCTCCGTATAAACCCTGTCGAACAGTTTTCCAAGAAATTCAGTCATTGATTTACTCCCTACATGCTATGTCGCACCGCCCCAAATCAAAAGAGCGAATGGTTCAGTGTCGGCAGTATTCCCAATGATTAGCCAACATGCGCCCGGCATCATACCAGTTTTCAGTCAACACCAAGCCGGCAATAAGAGAGAACTCTTGATCCATCATGGCAATCAGATCTCCAAACAACACTGACAGAAATTCCTGGATGAAGTTGCTTTTCGATTTACCGGCTACGCTGACCTAAGTGGTGTTGCCGTATTTATCAGTTTATTAACAGCCCTCATAGCCCAGTACCTGTGAACATTGCTCAGTCCCTAGACAAACCGCTGTGTGGTGACGGTCTTCCGGCCATTCGGTTCCCACTGTATTGAAGCATGCCAGGCTATTTCAATATCGCTATGCCGTGGCATCATTTAACCCCTTGTAATTCATCGTCATAACTGTAGTAATGTTTTCCGCTTCAGGGAAAAAATAGCATCCAACCGCAGCACGTTCTTGCATACGACGTGCTGCGGCATAATCCCAATGATTACTCCCTGACAGGGTTCGTAGGCCACTCAATATCAGGTGCAGTTGATGTATCAACACGGTTCAGCAACACCCGATACTTTTTCCAGGCTTCCACCACCAGCACGACAAGATGCCGCATACAGTGACCCAGTCAGTCCAGTTTCCAGACAACCAGTGCGTCACCTTTTTGAAGGCGCTTTAAAGCACGTTTTAATCCAGGTCGGCCTGTCCTTATTCCGCTTAATTTATCTTCAAATATTTGTTCACATCCTGCACAAACAAGAGCGTTTCGTTGCAGGTCTGTATTCTGGTCATTTGTTGATACCCTTACATAGCCAATCAGCACGCTGAATCTCCCGTCCAAAAGCACAAATCATGCCATGCAGGCCAGAAACCGCCATTATCTAAAACCTCGGTTTACAGGAAACGGTAAACAGGGCCAGGAACGCCGTGCAAAAGAATGGCGATACCTTGTCCGGTGGGCTTACTTTTGAAAACGACTCAATCCTTGCCTGGATTAGAAATACTGACTGGGCAAAGATTGGTTTTAAAAATAATGCCGACAGCGACACTGATTCATACATGTGGTTTGAAACAGGCGACAACGGCAATGAATATTTCAAATGGAGAAGCCGCCAGAGCACCACAACAAAAGACCTGATGACTCTTAAATGGGATGCTTTGTCTGTCCTTGTTAAAGCCCTTTTCAGCAGTGAAGTAAAAATATCGACAGTCAATGCACTGAGGATATTTAATTCATCTTTTGGTGCTATTTTTCGTCGTTCTGAAGAATGCCTGCATATCATCCCTACACGAGAGAATGAGGGAGAAAATGGTGATATAGGGCCACTACGCCCCTTTACGCTTAATCTCAGAACTGGTCGGATAAGCATGGGGCATGGTCTTGATGTTACAGGGGATATATTTGCAAACCGTTTTGCAATTAACAGTAGTACCGGCATGTGGATTCATATGCGTGACCAGAATGTTATTTTGGGACGCAATGCGGTATCCACCGATGGTGCGCAGGCATTACTTCGTCAGGACCACGCTGATCGCAAATTTATGATTGGTGGACTGGGGAATAAGCAATTTGGCATCTACATGATTAATAACTCAAGGACAGCCAATGGCACCGATGGTCAGGCGTACATGGACAACAATGGCAACTGGCTTTGCGGTGCGCAAGTTATTCCCGGCAATTATGGTAATTTTGACTCACGTTATGTGAGAGATGTCCGACTTGGTACACGTGTTGTTCAGACTATGCAAAAAGGCGTGATGTATGAGAAATCAGGTCATGCAATTACGGGGCTTGGCATTATCGGTGCAGTTGATGGCGATGATCCGGCAGTATTCAGACCAATACAAAAATACATCAATGGCACATGGTATAACGTCGTACAGGTGTAATTTATGCAGCATTTAAAAAATATTAAGTCTGGAAATCCAAAAACAAAAGAACAATATCAGCTAACAAAGAATTTTGATGTTATCTGGTTATGGTCCGAAGACGGAAAAAACTGGTATGAGGAAGTGAAAAACTTTCAGCCAGACACAATAAAGATTGTTTACGATGCAAATAATATTATTGTCGCCATCACCAAAGATGCCTCCACGCTTAACCCTGAAGGTTATAGCGTCGTTGAGGTTCCAGATATTACAGCCAACCGCCGCGCTGATGATTCCGGTAAGTGGATGTTTAGGGACGGAGCTGTGGTTAAACGGATTTATACGGCAGACGAGCAACAACAACAGGCCGAATCACAAAAGGCCGCATTGCTTTCCGAAGCTGAATCAGTCATCCAACCGCTGGAACGCGCTGTCAGGCTGAATATGGCAACAGACGAGGAACGCACACGACTGGAAGCATGGGAACGCTACAGTGTTCTGGTCAGCCGTGTGGATACGGCAAATCCTGAATGGCCACAAAAACCAGAGTAAAAATTAAGGCCCGATAGCGGGCCTTCTCTCATTCTGGTTGTTCGGGAAACGTTACTGGCAGGCCGGAAGTGTCTGTAGATTCGACTTTCTGCGCATAGAGCATCCACTCGGTTAATTTTTGTTTATTCTCGTCGGAAATGATGCCCAGCCGTAGCTGTGAGTCCCATAGCTGGGTTTTATCCCTGACAAGTTGCAACAGGCTTTGCTTTTCATTTTCCGCTTGTTGCCTCTGCTCTTCCTCGGTATAAGTTCGCTTTATCACTACGCCATCTTTGAACATCCATTTCCCCGAAATATCAGCCCGGCGATTTGCTGTAATATCAGGTAATTCAACGACGCTTGCACCCTCTGGATTAATTGCTGAAACATCCTTTTCAATACAAATAATAACGCCGTTATGGTCATAGACCATTTTCAAAGTGTCTGGCTGGAAATTCTTTTGTTCCTCATACCAGTTTTTTCCATCATCTGAATAAAGCCATTTGATGTTAAATTGCTTTGTTAGCTGGTATTGCTCTTTTGTTTTAGGGTTGCCAGCAGTAATGTTTTTTAAGTGCATCATCGTTAAATACTCCCCGCGTTATACCACGTCCCATTAATGCAATACTGAATTGGCCTTGCCTGAGTTGTATCAATTAATTCATCACGGTTTCCGTTAACTGAACCCGTAACGACATAACCTGACCTGTCAGACCAGCCGGGGCCTTTCCATGTCTGAACAGATGACAGACCGCCAAGGCGAATACCTGTAATAAACCTTGAGTTACATTCTGCCTGCGTATATGCACCAACATCCCCCGCAGAGGGTTTGCGTGTTGTGGTGTAAAACTCTGACCAGTTAGCTTCAAAGCCATAACCATCACGCGCTGAACGATAAAAAATACCGCCGTTCCTGTAATTCACGCGGAACTGTACAGCAGGGCAACTCCCCGCATTCATATTGAAGTGGAGGATTAATGTCGATGCACCACTGATATCTGCATCATAAACACCGCTATTCCAGTTCCAGCCAACAGCTTTATCATTTGCGACCCTGCGTCCTGTTTGCCCTAAAGCAAATGCAGGCTGCTGGTTTTTCGTGTTGTAGTCTCGTCGCCAGCCAGGAGCGTAAGCATCACCATGATTAATATAAGTGAATTGAGCGTTAGTAATTCCGCCACCGCTGGACGTGCTCGGCGTAGTAACGCGTATGGTCATTGCGCCGCGAGTGCCAATAACTTCCACCACAGCACCTGCAAGACAAATATTTCCGCAACCTGTATCTGTAATGACCTTATTATTTGCATAAGCCCATGAGCCTTTGCACATCCAGTAAGGATGGTTAAATGCCCCCTGACTCTCCAGCCACGAAATAAATTGCGCGGTTGTCCAGACCTGACTATCGCCACCAATATTCAGCCATGAGCTATATGCGCGGCAGGCACCAATATTTTTGGTGAAGGTATCTTTTCCTGGAATATCTGCGCCGTTCTGGTTTTTCTGTAATGCGCCAGAAGCCTGACTTACCGTTTCCTGTAAACCGAGGTATTCGATAACAGCGGCAACGGTCGATTTCGCAAGAATATCCCGCCCGACTTTTGTCAGGGTTGCCAGGCTGGCGACATCATTCCCCGTAAAATACGGAAACCTGTCTGCCGCAGTAGCAAGCCCGGCCAGCGCCGTCAGGGTGGCATCTTTCGGTTGCTTACCCGCAAGCGCGTTAGTCATGGTGGTCGCAAAATTCGGGTCGTTGCCCAGCGCCGCCGCTAACTCGTTCAGCGTATTCAGTGCGTCAGGCGACGAGTCTACAAGGGCGGCAATCGCGGCCATCACATAAGCCGTACTTGCGATCTGAGTATTATTAGTACCTTTTGGCGCAGTTGGCGTTGTTGGCGTTCCGGTCAGTGCAGGACTATTTAAGGGCGCTTTCTTGTTCGTTTCATCCATTACCGCCTTAACCGCTTTTGGTGTCGCAGCCAGCGTTTCAGACGGGCTGTTAGTGGCGCTACTGAGCTGAACTATCCCTTTTCGTGCCGTCGTTGCGTCCTGAGCGGTATATTTTGCGTTAGCAAGGTCATATGCTGCCTTTACTGCTTTCGGCGTTGCAGCCTGCGTTTCAGACGTGCTGTTGGTTGCACTACTAAGCTGAACCACACCTTTTTTCGTCGTACTCGCATCTTCCAGAGATACGGCATCAGCAATATCCTCTGCCCGTTTTGCCGCTGTTTCGGCACGCGTTGCCGCGGATTCAGCAGCAACTTTGCTCTGAGATGCAGCCGTCGCACTGCCTGCCGCCTCTGATGCTTTCGTTGTTGCTGTCGTGGCACTACCTTTCGCTGCTGACGCTTGTCTGGTCGCCTCATCTTTTGAAGCAGACGCAGATGATGCCGATGACGCCGCTGAACCAGCGGACGATGCGGCTGCCGCCTTAGAGGAAGCAGCATTGTCTGCTGAAGTCTTTGCATTTGTTTCAGAGGTTTTTGCTGCAGAAGCAGACCTCGCTGCTGCAGTGGCTTGCTCAGTGGCTTCGCCAGCCTTCGTTGTGGCTGTTGAAGCGGATGATGCGGCGCTTTCTGCCGATTTTCCGGCGGCGGTGGCACTGGCTGAGGCCTGCCCGGCACTTGTTGACGCGGCACTGGCCGACGATGCAGCCGCTGTTTTTGAACCTGCCGCAGCTGAGGCACTCTGTGCTGCTGCCGTTTCAGAAGACTTAGCGTTTGTCTCAGACGTCTTTGCCGCCTTCGCGGAATTTCCTGCCGCCGTTGCCGAGGAAGCTGCACTATCCGGAGGAAACAACACGATCTCCACTGAAGCAGGTGCCGACGTTGGTTTCGGCAGACGACGTAACTGCTCAACTATTGCTGCGCACGCCGCGCTCTGGAATTTGCGCCCCGCCGTGCTTATCAGGCTTTTACCAGCAAACTCCCCTTTGTTAGGGTGTCGCCAGTACGTATTCACGCTGGGCGGGAAAGGCAGGATCAGTTTCATACTTTCAGGCCTCTCTCATGTAGCCAGTGGGTTGCACGCAGCCTTGCGTTTTCCTCACCGGCAAGCAGTGAGCGGATAATCCCGACAGCCTCGCTGTCGTCGTCCTTCACCGCGGTATGAAGCGTTATCCCCCGGGCCACGCCACGCTTTATCGTGATGACGCCTTTTTTCTCCAGTGCGCGAAGATGCTCCACCGCTGCATTCACCGAACGGTATCCCAGCATGGTTGCCACCTCCTGATTGGTTGGCGGGAAGCCACGTTCTTTCTGGTAAGAAATCAGCATATCCAGCACCTGCTGCTGGCATTGAGTTAACGTCGTCATTAAGCCCCCACGTAATTCCCTGACAGATACCACTCTTCACCTGATGCAGCCCGCTTACTGCTTTTCCGTAAACACCGTTCACGACGCGCCAGAAAATTGTTTCGTTCTGGCTGGGAGTAGCTTTCACGGAATGCCGCCATCCACACCGTTGCAGCACGACGGTATAAGCCCCTGGACTCCAGTTCTTCCGCCTGGCGGGTCAGGCACAAAATCACCCGGGGATCGTTAGTGCCGACATAGAAATTGCGCACAGGTCTGGTTTCACGAACTGGTTGTGGTTCCGGCTCCTGCGCTCTCTCAGTCAGGCGTGGGAAATGTCTGCGTGTATCTCCTTCACAACGGTGAGCCACACGCCCACTCTGACGTAACTTGCTTGCTGACTGCAGAACGCGCTGCCGTGAGTAACCTGCAAAAGCATCCGCAATGTCTCCGGAAGTACACCCCGGATGGGCTTCAATGAATTTCTGAACTTCATTCAAAAGACTCATGATCACCCCCTGAATCCTGCCGGGATCTGGCTGTAGTCCACGTTGTCGTAACTGGCTTTGAAGTACGGGTCCTCACGTCTAGCTGCAGATACCGCAGGAACTTCCCAGGATTCTTCGAAATGACGATCCGGACCAAAGAACGTGACAGCCTGTTTCACAAATTGTGTGCCGCTGTTACCCATCGCAGATACCCAGCCCGCGTAGCGTTTCACACCTTCCAGCATGGTTTCGGGGTTTACCCCCTCATTCAAACGGGCTTTCCAGGCTTTGAAGGCTGCAGATTTTGAATTGCCACCAGCACGTTTGGGATATGCCAGCCATGCCTGCTCAAACTCCGGAGAGTATTCCGGTCGGTTTGAACGAACTCGCACGGACTCATCAACTGATGCACCAACAGCTATTGGTTCATTGACTGGTTCTTTGACTGGTTCAAAAGAGTGACTGGTTCTGGGTGAATCTCCTGCACTACCCCCTGGTGCAACTCCTGCACTACCTAGTGAATTTGCTGCACCAGATAGTGAATTATTTGCACTACCCCCTAGTGAATCTCCTGCACCATCCAGATGAAGGAGATAGATATTACTTGAGTTACCTTTTTCACCTTTCCGGGTGACTTTTTTTACCAGCCCGGACTCACAAAGGGCCGCAATATGATTCATCACAGAACGTTTGCTAATCTCACACTGGTCAGCAATATGCTGGTAGCTGGGCCAGCACTCACCCTGATCGCTGGCATTATCAGCCAGCTTGATCAGAACCAGTTTTCGCAATGGATTACCCACTCGAATTTTCATCGCTTTAACCATCAGCTCCATACTCATGCTGCACCTCCGAGATGCTTCATGTTTTTTCCGGAGCGAAAGGCTATAAGCGGCATACTGACGCGGTAATTACGGCCCAGCGGTTCACAAATCACCTTCTGGCATTCACGGTCAACCAGGCTAACACGTAGAACATGCCCTGCAGGTGTGGTGTACCACTGCCCAACTGTAGGAATTGATGTTTTTTTACGCTGAAGCAAACGGCAAATATTGAGGATCAACGGATTAAGCATGACGATGCCCTCCGCTGATATTCAGGAGACGGTGAATATGAAAATTAGCCTTATCCGCCAGACGAATACGTTCAGCCTGCAAGTTAAGAAGGGTTTCTACCAAAACCTGATGCGCCTGCGGATCCGAAAGAGTTACCTTGCGCAGAGCACGTAGTGCAGTTGTTACATAACTGAGTTTATGTAAGTCTTCATCATTCAGACGAGAGAGGGCTGGGACAGTAGCCATGATGGCAGCCTCCGTATGCAATGGATAACTTCCACCACCGGAAACGCCAATTTCGCTGGTGGTGAACTGAGCAGGGTTGGCGTAACCGGCGCATACGGAAACCGGCGCACCTTTCGGTGCCCCCACCCAGCCCACCATAATTTGGGTATAGCTGAGTTGTAGCAACAAAAAAGACGCTAACGCGCCAATTGTCGCCGTATGCAATTCCAGGACGCCAATCCCGACACCCGCTTTATAAGGTGCCTGAACAGTGTAACGTCCCGGAATGGCAGAATCAATGTGCTGGTGGTCCTTCACACTCAACAAAATCACGCCTGAATTTCCACAAAGGACTAAAGCACTCATGCGGGTAGTCTTTGCGAAGATAGATAACGCGCTGTGTTTCTGGCTCCCAACGAATAACATGGACATAAAGCCCTCTTCCGTCACGAAACCAGCGGTTAAGTTCTTGCACAACTCGCCCCCCACAGTCAGGTAAAGTTCTCTGTGGTTACTTACAGCCAGGTGATTTGGTAATCTGCATTCATGCCGTAACAACAGGTGTTCAGCGACGCTGACCACCAGCTGTTGCGACAAACGGTTATTTGCCGTTAAACTGTTCATGCGTTAGTTTCTCCACAGACACAAAACGCCACGACGCCCGGAGCTGCACACTCGCGGGCGTCACTCTTTTCTGGAGCGCAAAAGATTTTGTAGACCAGTGCTGCATGCTCCTGGAGCTTCGAAATTGACAGATACAACTCATCATTAATTGCTGTCTGCTCGTGTGGCTCCACGACCCCATCTTCGATTGCCGAACGAATCTGCTTTGAGTAATTCCCGATCTGTTCGATGACTTCCAGCAGGCGCTGGTTTATATCGGCGTTCTCTACTTCCTCAATTTCAGGAAGCGATACGAACACCCCACCAGCAGACTGTGCGACAGCATCCGCAATGTAGTGAGTGCCAGCCGCGCGCTGTAAAACCATTGCCCATCCCAGCGGGAAAATCTGATCGCCATCGGCACGAAGGCGGTTAAATAATGCGTTCTCTGTTACATCCAGCCAGTCAGCTGCTTCAGCGTAACCACCCGGCAACGCTGCGATAGTTTTTCTGACAGCTTTCACGTACCACTCAGGCTGTTTTTCTACTTTCCAGTGATACTTACCCACGGTTAGCCTCATCGTTCTGTGGTTAAAAATTGAAGGTGTTCTGTTAATCTTTCGGATAGATATCCGGTCTTAAGTCAGATTTCGTAATTGCACCTGACGTGCATTGCTCAAGTTTTTTCGCCAGCACAAAACTGGCTTTTTTATAACCATTGAAAACCAGCCGTAAGTAGCCAGGTGTTGAGCCAACTTTTCCGGCCAACTCGCCCTGCTGTTCTTTGGTTAAAGAGTCCCAATACGCTTTCATACAATATGTACCTCCGATATACATATTACATGATTGAAATGAACCTTCAAGATACTTGTACCTTATCGGTACAAAGGTTTTAATTTCGTTATGAAAACAATCCATGACATCCGGCGGTCTAACGCCAGAAAACTGAGAGATGGTGTTGGCGGGAATTCTTCCTTTGCCACCATGATTGATCGCGAGCCAACCCAGACCAGCAGGTTTATGGGAGATGGTGCTACTAAAAATATCGGTGACAGCATGGCGCGGCACATCGAAAAATGTTTCGACCTGCCTGTCGGATGGCTTGATCAAGAACACCAGACCACGAACATCACAAAAAAACCTGATGTTTCAATCACTAACAAACAAATAACGTTAGTCCCTGTCATATCATGGGTACAGGCCGGAGCATGGAAAGAAGTTGGCTATTCTGAGGTTGATTTGAGCACAGCAGAAACTTACCCCTGCCCTGTACCCTGTGGCGAAATGACTTATATCTTGCGGGTGATTGGTGATTCAATGATTGATGAGTACCGCCCTGGAGACATGATTTTTGTTGATCCCGAAGTCCCTGCCTGCCACGGTGACGACGTTATTGCATTGATGCACGATACAGGCGAAACCACCTTCAAGCGATTGATAGAAGATGGAACACAGCGTTATCTCAAAGCATTAAACCCAAACTGGCCTGAGCCTTACATTAAGATTAACGGTAATTGCTCTATAATTGGTACAGTGATTTTCTCGGGAAAACCAAGAAGATACAAAATAAAGGCCTAATCAATATTTATAACCTGCTTCGGCAGGTTTTTTTATACTTGACAATGTACCCTTGAGATACATAATGTATCTAAAAGAA